ATCTGTCACAGTGGCAGAATCAGCCTTTGTTGCACTAGTTTCAGAATCAAAGGCAGACGTATTTGCTAGAATAGTAACTTACAATGGACCTTCTTCTGGTCCCGGCGCAACGGCGAAGATAGGTTCTATCTTCCTTCATTTTAGATAATCATGACAGAAATTTCTCAAGAATTCCCAGGACCAATTTCAGCATCGTTTGTAGAGATAAGCATTGGTCTGCACATGGAATCTGGAAGCCGTGTATCTGGCTCTCTTGTTCCTGCGGTCACAGATGATCCTGGTCATTCTCTAGGCAACCCTGACACACCATGGAAAGATGCATACCTAAGTTCTGGCTCTCTATTCATTGATAATGTCAAGACTCTGCATAGAGAAGGTGGAGTAATGAAGTTGGGTACGGGTGAGGATTTTGATGTAAGCGGAACCCTTTCTAGCAGTATGGGATATTTCCGTGGTGATGTTGACCTAATTGGTGAACCCAACACCACTATGGATTTGCGTGTCGTTGGTGATGGAGGAAGGGCCAGAATACACATTGTTGCACACGGGGTATCGGGCTCAAATTCCTTCCCGACCCTCAGATTTGAGCGGGCACAGGGTAGTAGAGGAAACCCATCCGACATTGTAGGGAATACTAGACTTGGATTGATAACCTTCATTGGACGCCAAGGTGGCAATAAAAAGCAGCTCGCATCCATTGAGCTTAAAGCAGGTGGAGAATTCGGACCAGGCAACACGCCGACCAAATGGATATTTCACGGTATCCGCACGGGATCAGCAACACTAGAAAGACAGTGGTGCATAGACGAAGAAGCTGCGTTGATTCCGTTGAGTGGAAGGTTTGATATCGGCAGTCTTGCAAAACCAGTCGGAACGTTCTTTGCTAAAACTGGCTCAATGCAAACCCTTAACGTCACACAGAAAGCAACCATTCCAAGAGAATTGTTCTATGGGTTTGGTCCAACGGCTGACCTTGACGTATCTACAGGTGGATGGGTAGACGTTCCATTTGACAATGTACGAAGAATCGACGCCCCATTTTCACACTCACTTGGAACGGCAGAGATTGAGTTTACAGAAAACGTCAATGTGGAAATATCCTATCACGTCAACACAGACGTTTCCGCAGGCACTGGCCGAAGCAAATCATCTACCAGACTTGTGATAGATACAGGCGGCGGTTACGTAGGAGTGCCGGATACAATCAAGGATATGTACAATAGAAACGCAACTCAGGGTGGCGCCAATTCATCGGTCACTCTGTATAGGTCTGTCAATGTTGGGGATAAGATCAAATTACAGGCCAGACGCCGCAATGGCACCAGTACGGTGATTGTCTCCGCAAACAGCGCGGGAGTGAAGATTAATGTGGCATGATAGGCGTGGAAGTGTGATAAACCGAATGCAGGTTGATAGTTATAGTAGAGTATACTTAATTGGAGGCAGTACCATATATGACCTTCATTACTAGATTAGTCGAGTCCAAGGGGCTCGTCATAGAAAAACATGTGTCATATCCTACAGGATTCAAGTGCATTTTCCTAGTGGGTGGCCCCATGAACATATCCGTTCCGCCAGAAGCGTTGGTGGAAACGGAATTTGGTATGCGTCCAATTTCGACCGTAGAACCAGGCCAAAAGGTCTGGGCCATCAATGAGGATGGTATCAATACACTGACAGAAGTTGAAAAGGTTCTTACTCACACCGATGATGAACAGAAAGTAAGAATCACTCTTGAGAACGATGAAACCTTTATCTGTACTCCTGGCGATAGAGTCCTATTGACTAATGGACGGTGGGTGAGGGTTGATCAATTGCGTGAAGATGACGACATAATGGTAAACCGGGAAGGTTAATGAAGATCAAATCGGTAGAAATAGTAGCTGTGCCCGAGACAGTACAACATGAATTGGTACTGAAAAATAGAGCCCATCGTTCAATCGTTACCGAAGGTTCCGTTTTAGAGTGCAACGAAGGCGCAAAGGAACAGATTACCGATATGTTTGATAAACCGTCCGGCGACTTGACAGAGATTGGTATGATTGTCATTGACACCGAGGACCGATATCGTAAGTTTCTACACAAAGCAAGGTTCAATTCCGAACTTGATCAATTAGACAACCAAACATTTAGCACCGTTCTCAACGAGCATGCGTCAAATCCGAAAGTACGTACCGCTCTCCAAGAATCCTTGGGTGAACTAACCAAAACACGACTAGGCATTATCTTTGATGGATTGGATTCTGATTACGACGCAATCTCTGAGAGAAAACGGCAGTTGGAATCCATGGGATATGATTGCATGGTGTGTTTCGTCAACGTACCTTTACAAGAAGTCATCGCTCGCAGAAATGGTGCAGGGATTAGTGATTCCCAAGCGTCAGACTTGTGGAAGGAATCGCAGAAGAACATTGCACGATACTCTGAATTGTTCGAAGGTAATATCGTGGTGGTGGATGGATCTTCACCGAACAAGTTTATGAAGGGTGTAGAGTTCGCCGTGGAAAACTTCGTGGTTGAACCAGTACAGAATGAAGTGGGACAGAACATTGTGATTCGTTCCAAAACTATACATCAAATGGGTTAAGGTTATGGGTGAATATCAGCCGTGGGAAGGTGGCGAGAAGGACATTAAGAAAGTCCTGCCTGAGAGAAAGACGTTTGACACTTCTGAGGGGATGCAGGCCATTCGTGGAGTTAGGGAAAGAATGGGTGAGGTTCTTAAAAAGGACCAAGCGCTCAAGGTTAGCATGCACATACCCGAGAAAATCAAGCGTAAAGAAGGTGAGACGTGGACTGATCACGACGGTAAAGAGTGGGAAATGAAAGCTGGGATTGCTCGAAGCATTCCTAAGCTGCAAGGCGCCAAGATGCCGTGGTGGTGTCCGAAATGTGAACGGCCTATGAAAACTAGACTAGACACAAAGATGTGGTACAAACGTAGTATGTGTTTCAATTGTGTGGTGGAAGAAGAAACTGAGATGCGCGCGAACGGTACGTGGGAAACTCATCAACAGCGTTTGATGTACGAAAATTCAATTTCCAAAGTCAAAGATGCTATCAATGAATTACAGAGTTTTCACGACACGGTTTCCAACCCACAGATACACTTTCAAGATGGTCGATTTGAGGAATGGAAAGTAGGCACGACGCAGGTTAAGGAAGATTTGCAAGAAGAAATTGGCAAGTTGGAAGCTTGGTTGATTCAGTTACATAAAGAGGTGGAGGGATTGGACAAATGAAAGGTAAACCTTGGAGCGCAGCAAGACGAGCAGCCCAGGAGATGAAGATATGAATATTTGGAAAAACTTCAATCAATCGGCCAAAATTGTCGTGGTGGTTTTGGTTGCGTTCTTAGCATCTAGCTTGGTGCGTTCGTGTGGATTGACAAGTGACATTGATCAATGGAGATCCGATTTTAACGATTTCCGTGAGACTGCACAGGCCGACGCGGTGATATTAAGTGACAGTTTGAATGCACGAACGGACAGTGTTATTGCGGTTGTTGAAATCGCTGATGAACGTGCAGACAGTCTTACTTTTGAGATTGCTGAACGAAATGATGAGATCGAAAATTTGCAGACGCGTACCGAGGTGGTGGCCGTAGCAAATGACTCCACATTTGATGCGTTAACGCAGGGAAACGACGTTGAAGCGGTTGTGGTCGCAAATGTTCCGCAGGCAGAACCTTGGATCAGGTTGGTATTCGGCCAGCGTGACCAACTTGGGTTGGTGCTTCGACAGAACATCGTGTTTTCTGAGCAGATATTTGCTCTTGAAGAACGAGACGTTGAACGTGTGACCGCAGCCGATGCGTTACGTGCAGGATTGATGTTCCAAACAGAAAGAGCGGACTCACTACAGATTATCGTGTTCAGCATTCCGGAAGGTCCGCCTACAGAGAAGTTATTGGGATTCATTCCCCTTCCTTCTCGACAAACTTCGTTTTGGGCAGGCGCAATCGGAGGCGTAGTGACTTACCTTCTAGTTAACAATTGGCTAGGCGGAGACAACGGAGAAAACTAAATGACACAGACGGGAGTACCTAATATACGGGAAATCATCAAGAGCGAGTACAAGAAATGCGCTCTTGACCCTGCGTATTTCATGCGTAAATTCTGCGTGATTCAGCATCCCGTCAAAGGTAAGATCTCGTTCAATCTGTATGACTTTCAGGAAAAGACGTTGAACGACTTTGTAGATCATAGGTTTAACGTTGTGTTGAAGGCTAGACAAATTGGTCTGTCAACGCTGGTAGCGGGGTACGCACTTTGGTTGATGTTGTTCAACAGCGACCAGAACGTGTTGGTTATTGCAACCAAACAGGAGACTGCAAAAAACCTAGTAACCAAGGTTAGGGTTATGCACACGAATCTTCCTGTATGGTTGCGTGGAGAGTGCACGGAAGATAACAAACTATCGTTGGCATTCGCAAACGGCTCTCAGATTAAAGCTATCGCAAGTAGCCCAGACGCAGGACGTTCCGAGGCATTGTCTCTGTTGATTCTTGACGAGGCAGCGTTCATTGATTCGTCTCAGGAGATTTGGACCGCTGCATATTCTACGCTCGCAACGGGTGGAAGTGGTATTGTACTGAGCACGCCTAATGGAATGGGTAATTTCTTTCATAAGACGTGGGAGGCTGCTGTCTCCAAAGAAAATGACTTCAACCCAATTTTCTTGGATTGGAGAGTCCATCCCGAACGAGATCAAGCTTGGCGAGATGAACAAACAAGAGGGTCGGATGAAATGGCGGCTCGACAGGAGCACGATGCCGATTTCATTGCGTCTGGTAATACTGTAATCCACGGTGACCTGATCAAGTTTTACAGAGATACGTTTGAAAAGGATCCGGTACGCAAACGTGGATTTGACCAGAACATTTGGATATGGGGCGAGGCACTGCCCGGCAAAAACTACATCGTGGTTGCCGACGTGGCTCGAGGAGACAGTCAGGATAAATCTGCGTTCCATATTTTGGATATTGAAACCTGTGAACAGATAGCTGAGTACAAAGGAACGATTGGTACAAAGGAATTTGGAGCAATGTTGGTAGCTATATCCATAGAATACAACGATGCTTTTTTGGTAGTTGAAAACTCTACGGTGGGTTGGTCTACTTTGCAGGAAATCATTGACCGAGGATACAAGAACATCTTCTACATGGAGGAAGATTGGAGATATATGGATTCCTCTCTACCAAAGCAGAAGACCACAAAACGCCGACAGTTTGAACGAAAGAAGGTGCCTGGATTTACCACATCGGTTAGAACTAGGCCGCTCATAATTTCCAAGCTAGATGAATACATGCGAGAAAACGCAGTGGTTATCCACTCTCAGCGCACTTTCCAAGAAATGGAAGTGTTCATTTGGAAGGGAATCAAAGCTGAGGCGATGCATGGATACAATGACGACTTGGTAATGGCATTGGCTATTGGTCTGTGGACGCGAGACACTGCTTTGAAATTGCGAGGCACCCAGGATGATTTGACTAGGGCAGCGATAGATGGATTCTCGCACGGCGCCCAATATCAGGATACATACGAGCCATCGTCTCCTATCGGCGACCCGTACCAGATGCATGTTGGTGGTCCAGGAAGACCGAACCAGACCGAAGATCTACGATGGCTGCTAGATGATTGAGCTACTTATTAATAGAGGATAACTATGAAACTGAAAGACATTCTTCTCGGAGAAGCAACGACCGTAGAACGTGACCGCGGTAACCCGCTTGGTGGCAAGAGTAAAACCAATGCGAAAAATTGGGTGCTAGGTAAAATCAATAGGCATACGAAAGGATTTTACAGCGATGCTTATTGGCTTCCTATCCAGGCCATTTGGAAAGATTTTGATAAACTGCGGTTGAACTGGACTATGATGGGAGCCAATTACGAAGAAGAAATGGCTACGTTTTCTGACGGCGGCAGGTTTTCTGTTCCTGTCAGAAAGATTTGGAAGTTCGAAGTTAAGTATGTGAACAATAGAGACAAGGATGATGTATTGTACGGCAGAATTGTCGCCGCTGGCGCCGGCTCTGTTGAGGATCCACTAGAAAGATATGATGTGACAGTGACGCTAGGCTAATGTCAACAATTGTACAGTCAGGTGATGGACCTAAACGAAAGCAATTGCCTCAGATTCCAAAGGATAGAATTTCTGAGTTTGCAAGATACTTGCAGACTCTCAGTTATCCAGAACGACGCAATTTGGCACCTAGCGGCGGGATGGGAAACCAGTACAATGTAGGTAGGGTTTCGGACGTTGCGGTAACTGCAAACAAGATTGCAGTAAAGAATTTGAAGCCGACTCAGAGTGAATTTGACGCTGAGAAGGTTCAAAGCATGATGCAGAATTTGGAGAGTTTCAAAGATGATATCTTCTTCATATCTAATGACAACAAGATTTTGGACGGCCACCATAGATGGGCGGCATTGAAGCAGGACAATCCGGATACTATAGTAACGGCTATCAGAGCCGATATTCCGATTGAAGATTTGATACAGGCGGCACTTGAATTCAGTCCGGAACGAGAGGATGTAACGGAAATGATTAAATTGAAGGATCTAATAAGGGTTACGACAAGGTAAAATACTATGGCAGACAGGACACTATTCAAACGACTTAAGAAATTATTTAGCACGCAAGTTGTTGTGCGTAACGTCGGCGGCGGAAAACTCAAGGTAGCCGATACATCGAGAATGCAAGCGTTCACTAGCAGAACGTTGTATGATAGATATAGTCGAGTACATCACCAACACGGATCACACTTAGCCAACCGTTCCGAACACGGACTTGCATATCAAGGTGCTAGGCTTCAATTGTTCCGTGACTATGATATCATGGACAACGACGCCATCATAGCGTCTGCACTTGACATTTATGCAGATGAATGTACGGTCAAGTCTGAGCAAGGCGAATCGCTAGTTATTGACTCCCCGAATGAAAAGGTTCGTGAGATTCTACACAACCTGTTCTATGACATTTTGAACATTGAGTTCAATCTGTGGCCATGGATTCGAAATATGTGTAAGTATGGTGACTTCTTTTTGTTCATGGAGATCACAGAAGAATATGGTATTGTCAACGTACTACCGTTGTCGGTATATGACACCATTAGGGTTGAGGGAGAGAATCCAGCCAACCCATACGAAGTATATTTCCAGACGCTTGGTGTACAGACACCGAGAGATAAGTTTGAGAACTACGAAATAGCTCACTTTCGTCTGTTAGCAGACAGTAATTTCCTACCATACGGTAAGGCGATGATCGAACCCGGTCGTCGCACATGGAAGCAGCTCCAATTGATGGAAGATGCAATGTTGGTCCATCGAATTGTCAGAGCACCCGATCGCAGAGTATTCAAAGTGGACATTGGTAATCTTCCACCAAACGAAGTCGATACCTTTATGGAACGGCTCATTAAGAAGGTCCAGAAAACTCCACTCATTGATCCACAGACCGGCGACTACAATCTTAAGTTCAACCTCATGAACGTCATTGAGGATTTCTATTTGCCTGTGCGTGGCGGCGACAGCAGTACGCAAATTGATAACTTGGGTGGATTGACGTTCAACGCCACAGAGGATGTGGAATATCTACGTAACAAAATGATTGGTGCATTGAAGGTGCCACGTGCGTTCCTTGGATACGAAGAACAGATCAGCGGAAAGGCGACGTTGGCAGCAGAAGATGTGCGATTCGCACGTACTATCGAGCGACTCCAACGAATCGTCGTCTCCGAACTAACCAAAATTGCTATCGTCCACCTTTACGCTCAGGGATTCACGGACGATTCCTTGGTCAACTTCACTCTTGACCTAACCAATCCATCTACAATCTATGAGCAAGAGAAGATTCAGTTGTGGACGGAAAGGATTGCATTGGCTTCTGATATGCAAGCTACCAAACTC